TGATCCTGCTAAAGCGCGTGTTGCTTTGCAAAATCAGGTCAAAGACTGGAAGGCGCAAGGCTTAGACACTACTCGAAGTGAAGGCGCGATAGCTTTAGATGATGGCGCGATGATGCAGGCTTTACAAGAGCAGGGTAGCATGGGCTTGGAAATTGACCAGTTCGCAAAGAATGTTTTGACGCCTGATTCAAGCAAGCAGCGTCAACTTGATATACAAGAGCGTACACTATCACAAAGACAGACTGAACAAGAGTTCCAAGAGCGACAAGCAGAAGCCAAAGCTGGGGAATTATCACCTACAGTACAAAAAATACTAGATTCCTCTCAAACATCTGCAATAGATGCTGGGAATAGATCAAGGTCGTTATCTGTCTTGGCTGATGACATAGCAAAAATAGATATAGGAGGTGGTGCGGCTTCATCTACCAGTGAAATGCTAAAAACTCTGTTAGGTTCTCAAGATGAAGTGTCTAATCTTAGAATGAGATTTAGAGCAGTAAGATCTTCACAAGCTGTTCAAAACTTACCTCCCGGCGCTGCATCTGATAAAGATATTGAGCTTGCTTTAAGTGGTTTTCCTAGCGAGAATGCAAATGCTGAACAAGTTTCTTCATTCTTAAGAGGGGCTGCAAAATTAGAAGGCATAAATGCTGCTTTTGAAACGTTCAAATCTGATTTAATATCTAACACAAAGTCTACAAAAGGTCTTTTATCTAAATGGAATGACACAGTAGAAAGTGAGGCGCTAGGTAGAAAGATCAGAACGTCAGAATTATTTATAACAGCGCAAGAAGAAGGTATTACTGTCGAAGAGTTGAAACAGCAGCTAGGTATAAAATAATGGCTAATCTTTTAGACGAACTTAGAGCAAAAAATAGTCAAAATGAACGCGCAAAATCTTCACCTCAAACCGTTGGCGGTTTCAGTTTGCTTGACGAGCTAAGAGCTAAACAACAAAAAAAGGAAAATCAAAATGACATACGAAATAGTGATGTTGGTGCTAATATCAGTAGTGATATTGCAAGAGATGAACAAGAAAAGCCTGTAAATGACGAAAACCTATACCGCAATGTTATTACATTAGATGAAGTAGACGAAGCGTTTAAGAAAGTGCCGGGCGCACCCGCATTAGCTGAATTAGTAGCGGGTGCAAATAGAACCATATCGGGCGTTTTAGATTTTTTAGGGCCTAACAACATTAATGCCGTTTTAGAATTAGCTGGTAGCAATAAGCGCGTACCTACATTTAGTGAGGCTATCACCGAAGAAAAAGGCGCGTTTGATGATTCTCTGATAGGAAAAGCAGCGGGGACGGTTGGGGAATTGATACCTAGCGCCGTCGGAATAGGTCAAGCGTTAAGATTTGGTGCGCAAGCATTGCCAAGGATTCAGGCGGGCGAATCTACTACTACTGGCGTAGTTAGACAGTTAGGTTCGTCTAAAGTAAGTCAGGATGTATCAGGAGCGGCATTATCGGGAGTAGGTGCAGAGTTGGGCCGTGAGGCAGGTGGGGAAACTGGCGCTCTAATAGGAAGCTTAGCCGCCCCTATAGCAGCCGCCACCATACCATTAAACGCCGCCAAAAAAGAAGCATCTAAACTTTTAAGCAAAGCTGCGCCAACAGTTGAAAAAATAAAAGAAGTGGCTGGTGGAATATACAGATCACTAGACGATTCTGGAATTTCAGTACCATCAAAGTCTTTCGATGACTTGGCTGATGACATTGCTAGAGTATTGAAAAAGGAGGGCGCTGATGAAATATTAACGCCAAAAGCGCTACGAGTTGCCAACAGGTTTATTGAAGATAAGGGCTCAAATAAGACGCTAACTGAACTTGACACTTTGAGGAAAATAGCAAGAAGCGCCGCTGAAAGCCAAGATAGAAGCGAAGCCAGATTAGGCCAGATTGCCATACAAAAAATAGACGATTATATGGACAATATAGGCGGTGAAGTCATCCAAGATAAAACAGCCGGTGAAGCTTACAGGGCTGCTCGCGGCCTATGGCAAAGATTAAGAAAAACAGAAGTATTAGAAACGGCTGTTAATAATGCAAGAGATCAGGCTAGCGGTTTTGAAAACGGCATAAGAACTCAATACAGGCAAATACTAAAGAGCATAAATACTGGAAAGCTTAAAGGGTTCACGGAGCAAGAGGTTGATGCAATCAGAAAGACTGTGAACGGCACAAAAGCAGGGAATATAGCTAGATTCCTTGGGAAGTTTGGTGTTCTGGATGGTATAACATCTCGATCATTAACAACGTTAGGTGGAGCAGGCCTTGCAGGCGCTGCCACTGGTAGTGGTGGTGTCGCTGCCGCTGTGCCTCTTATCGGTCAGATATCTAGCGCCTTAGCTCAAAGAATGACTTTAAACAATGCAAAAATGGCGCAAAATATTATAAAGGCTGGCAAAAACTGGAATTCAATAGCGAATATTTACGCGAAAAACACGCCAAAAGCACAGCAAATCGCATCCGAACTAGCGGAGCTATTTTTGGCTAACAAAATACCTGTTGATTCAATCAACTTAAAATCGGCTAAACCATTAATTTCTGACGCGGCACTAATAGCGGCTATTGCAAAGTTTAATGATCAGAAGGAACAAAACCAATGACATCAAGATTCGTTTTACCACTAGCCGACGTTGGCGCGGGCTTAACTCCAAGCTCAGGCGCACAGTTATTCTTTTATGAAACTGGTACGACTACGCCTAAAGATACTTATTCTGATAGTGCAGGCACTACGCCTAATGCTAATCCTGTTGTGGCTAATAGCGTTGGTGTTTTCCCTGATATTTTTATAACTGGTACTTATAACGTCGTTCTAAAAAATAGCGATGGTGTTCAGCAGTGGGCGGCTGATCCTGTTAGTGAGTACGCCACGTTTGTAGCGGGGGGGTACGTCTCTAAAGCTGAACTAGCTGCGACTGATGGTGAGTTGCTTGTTGGGTCGTTTGGTTCGTTAGCGGATGCGGTGGCGGGAATCACAGCGGCTGACGCAGGCAAGCGGGTGTCATGGCTTGGTTACTACGCTGCATCGGATGGAGGGAGTGGTTGGGGTATTGTGAAAACTGGCGCACACACTGCTGATGGTGGGTCTATTTTAAGTGCTGGCGCTAGTTTATACATTGAGCAAAATCTGGAAGGCGCCAAGATAAATATAAAGAAATTCGGGGCGCGTTGTGATAACGCGACTGATGATATAACAAAGTTAGTTGCTGCTGATGCTTATGCTGCATCTCTTGGTGGTAGCACATTAAGACTACCAGAAGGAACTTGTTTGATAAGCGCGGTTTTTACATTAAGTGCTGGAAATGGGTTAGAAGGACTTGCTAGGGATTCGTGCATAATAAAACAAACCGATACATCGCTTGGCGGTGTTAAGTTAAGCGGGATAAACAGAGTTAGCAATTTGAGAATTGAGGTTGACTCGGCAAACACCAACACGACCGCAATAGGGCTAGACGCATCAGGAACATCGGATAACATAGTAGAACAGGTAAGGGTTTTATATTTCGCTTACGGCGTTAGATCAACTGGACTGACGTGGCGACAAACTTATGATCATGTACGGATTGAAAACCCAACAAATACAGGCTTTCATTTTGATGATGCAAATCTGCATCTTGAGGTATATTTGAAACAGTGCTACGTCGTAAATAATAATGCGCTAGGTCTAACAAACAAAGTGACTTTATATATAAATGGTAGTAAGGGAACCTATATAAATAACTTCGCATCTGATGGTGGCGTAGCCGTATCAACTAAAAATACAGGTGCTGTTATTATTAATTCAAATGTCGTAATTGACGGTTCGCACTGGGAAGGGTACGAGGTTCCAGCAGGCGCGATAGCTGGATCGACGTTTGATAGTCTGATTCACGTTTCAGGATCATCGTTTGAAACAAGTGCACTGCATTGTCAAGTAGTTGACCCTACCACAGCTTCTACTGCTGCAATTATTGGATTACAAAGCAGCAGTAGGGTGGTTAGCAAAAACATAGTATTAAACAGTACCACTATTTCCGCGTACAGCACTCAGCACATCGGCATAAGCAACACGTTTGGCGATAACATATTTGAAATGCTAGGTGGGGATAGAAATCTAGTAATAAAAGAAGCAGGGACGGCAGCAGGGACGGCGAAAGCGGTAAGGTCTGGTATTGAAAGCAAAAGAAGCGGAGACTCTGGGTCATTTACAATAGATGTAAATACAATATCAAGCATATTTTTTGCGGGCAGCACAGGCAGCTTAACAGGGTTTACAAATCCCATCTCTGACGGCCATCGAGTCCGAATAGTGCATAGGGTTGTTGGTGTTACGACTGTTCATAGTTCAGCATTTAGACATCAGGGCGCTGCTAACTTTGTTGGCACTGGAAATGCTATGCAGGTTTTTGAATATAGCGCTGAAGGGGATTTCTGGTCGGAAGTTTCAAGGGTTTCATAAATGCGACTACAAAACGTTAAACAGTCAGAGCATCAAGGTGATTAAATGACATTAGGCCAACATCAACGAAAATTTACACTAATGATAGCTCAGCTTGTGATCTTTGCTTATAGCAAGGGTTATGAGTTGACTTTTGGTGATGCTTACAGAGACTCAAGATCGTTTGGTGATGTTGGTCAGTCTAAAGGATATGGACGCGCTAATAGCTTGCACAAGATGAGGCTAGCCGTGGATTTTAATCTATTCAAAGATGGCAAGTTTTTGCAGACTACTGAAGATCACAAAGAGCTAGGCGAGTTCTGGGAGTCGCTAGGCGGTTCATGGGGCGGTAGGTTTAATGACGGCAATCATTATTCTTTAAAATATAGGGGCTTGCGTTGATTGAAACGTGCATTACAGCAGCTATAGGCGCAACAGTCAGCATATTAGATGCTGGCGGATTGCCTTATATCAGACTAGCCAGAATGTGGTTTGTTGCCTTTTTTTTAGCTGTGTTTTTATCTGATGATGTTATAAATGCTATGCAGCATTTTTTTAGTTTCAAGGTTTCTGTTGGCGGAACTGTCTTTATGACAGCTCTGTTTGGCTCGGCAATTACCGAAAGGTTCTTATTTTTTATAAAATCGTTTAAACTTAGCACATTGGGTTATAAGAAATGATATTAGATACAGTACTAGACGCAATATTAACGGCTTTTGTGGTAGTAAGCTTAATGAGATTATGGCGAAAGATAAAAAGACCGTTAGTATATGTCGTTGAAGATAGTGAGTCTGATATCATGCTGTTGAAAATAAACGCTGCTTTTGAGCGTTATGATGTAAGATATTTTAGAAGTTTGGAATCAATAGGATTTAGGCTTGCTATTAATCCGCCAAGCGCGGTGATTGTAGATTACAAGTTAGCAGGCAAAACGAATGGCGATCAATTATTTAGATTTTGTAGACGAAATCATATACCAGTTTTAATGACTACGGCCTATGATGGTGAAATAATGGGAGTCGATGCTAAGTTTATAGCAAAGAAAAGCGGCGACAAATCATATTATTTACAGATAGAAAACTTTTTAAACGAGGTGTCAGTATGATTGAATTTTTTGAAAATGTACCAGCGTGGATAGTCGCAATAACTACAGTCGTGACTGCTTGCACAGCAATTACCGCTATGACTCCAACCAAGACGGATGATGAAGTTATAAGCAAACTGCTAAAGGTTTTAAACTTTTTGGCTGGCAATGTCGGCAAAAACAAAAACGCAGACGACAAATGATTGAGTGGCTAATAGGCGGCTTAGCGTTAATCATAGCTTTTTTTGCTTGGCTGTTGCATGGCGCAACAAATAACCGAATGAAAGACAAAGAGCAGGAGCTTGAAGACTGGTCGGGGGTAACTGATGTTAGACGTAAAACACGTGACAAGCTCGATAGCGATCCTGATTATGTTAAGCGGGTGCAAGACAGTTTCAACGATTGATTCTTATTGCGCTCTATATGAGCCAGTTAGAAACTATCTTGACGTGGATCAAGCTATCATTGATCAGATAAATGTCAATAATGCTATTTATCTCGAACACTGCAAGTAAAGCTAAAGCTCTCGCTGAACAGCTTTTAATTGCTGTTCTATGGCTTGTCTTTAAAATTCTAGGTTTAATTAGACGCGTGATAGATTATTGATTATACTAAGCTCTTACAGTCCTTCCCCAGTAGTAATATTTGCCCACATTTCTAGTGGGCTTTTTTTATTCCTAAACAAAACAATTGCGCTTTGTAATTAAAGCCCAGCTCAGGCGCGTAACCTGTGTTTTTATTGCGTCTTGTGAACGCTATTAACCCTGTAGAACAACATAACTTACATCGGGATTGATAGCCTGTAATGGTTGTTTTATTTTTACTGAAATCTTCCCAAGGTAAAAACTTATTGCACTTTGAGCACTCACGCCCTTCATCTGTAATTAATGCTTTCATTTTTTCTGTCTCCAATTTCCTGTATAACACTGAATATCCAGAATTATACGGAATCCATATAACACGGTAAAAAGCGGATTCCGTCTAATAAAGTGTTATGCGCGCACACTATCAAGCCAGTCTTTTAAAATGGTTTTTAGTAATACGTCCCATTGATCCAGTTGCGTGAAATCTTTCTTGCCTTCAATTACGTCCTCGATTAACGCAACTGGAATAACGTGAACGCTTTCACCACAATTTACGGTTAAGTGCGGTTTATTGTCGCTTATATGTCTTATATTATTTTTAATCAGATCGCATCGGCATCTATGTCCGTACTCCCCACAATCACTGCATAAAGGTCTACTGCTCATAAATCCCCCTAATAAATTCGTATAACAACCCATTCTTTCGGACAGCGTAAAGAGACACGCTGTCGCAAAGTTTGGGTTATGTGTGGTCAATATTTCTTAATAATCTATCAATAAGTAATTCGTCACCAACACTTACATTAAGTGGCCAGTTACTGTTTGATCGAGCTAAAACGCTAATAGCTCTTTCTAGCTCTTGTATTTTATTCTTTAGATCATGGTTTTCGTTAGCCAAGCCTAAATTAAATTCTTCAAGCTTATTAATTCTTTGGGTGTATTTAGTTTCAAAAAGCTCCACATCTCACCTTTTTCGTGGCATCAAGTAAATGGTCACATAACAAAAACATCAAACGGATTTCGCAAAGACCCGCTCAACGCGTTTATGTCCTGGTTAGGCGTCTTTAGCGGCCTTTAGTAGCTGCTCTTTCGCTTCAAGATATTCACTCTCAGAACATTTATATTCTTCAGTTAAATAACATGCATTTCGCTCAGGGCTGCATCTTTCAATTTCCAACTCAAATTCTTTCTTGTCCCTTAAATAGCTTGTAGTGACTTTTATTGCTGTGCTTTTACTTTCCTCTATTTTCCCAAAAATAACAGCGTCTAACTCGTCAAGCATAAGGTCATGCTTGTAGTAAAAGGGGAAATCAATATTAACTTTTACTTTTTGTTTTATGGTTTTTGTAACTTCTATTTCCATCTTATTTTATCCTTCTAAAGTTAATTAGTGCGCCTAACAAGGCGCTCAAACGGACGCGATAAAGCCGCGCCCTTTAGCTTGTGGCTATGTTCTTGTATTCCACTTGTCTTTCATGCGATCTCGCAACTCTTCAAACGTTTCGCCACCATCTAAAACACCATTTGCAAAATCAAAATTGCCGCAATTAGGGCATGTTATTTGGTGGCATCCGTCCGGGCCGCAACAACACCATCGTATGTTTTCATCACCGCAAAATGGGCAAGGCTTAAACATAACAATGCGCTCTTGGTCGGACTTGCTATTATCGTGCTCGCTCTTATTTAAGTGCGTGTTACTATCTCTTAACCATGTCATACTTTATATCTCCGTTCTCGCAAGCCGCAAAGCTTGGGGTTATGTGTCTAAAACAAAATCGCCGCGCCAATCGCATTCAACGTCAGTAACTCCATGAAAAAACAGAAGCGGTTCAACGTAAGTGTCGAAATATCGCTCATTTACTGCTTGTGACCCACACGAACAGTGATGAAATATCGGAATATCTAGCGGGTCGCAAGGTGTTATCAAGTTGTCGTTTTCGTTCATTTTAAATTTCATAAATCACCTTCTAAATTAATAATCACATAACTCTCACATCAACGGACTGCTGAAGCAGCCGCAAAATAGGAAGGTTATGTGTCTAAAGCATCGCTGGCTATTTTTACGGCACCACAATCACCATCAGCGCCCCATTTGATTTCTTCAATCTCAAGCAATGCTCGTTCTAATTTTCTTATCCTGTTTTGTAAATTTTCAGAACAATTGTGAACGCAATGCTTAGCAAACAGTTTCGCGCTTGTACTGGTTACAAAACGCTTATCTAAGCTATCTGGGAACTCCATAAAAACTTCAAATTCTTCATCTATATTCATAAATTACCTGCTTCTAACTAGCCTTTACGACACAATATCTACTTAAATACTAAAACTACGCTTCGGCTTATCTACGCCACTAACGCCGTTCGCTATATTTTTAATCTTCCCGCCATTCTTAAAAAACTCTTTTGTCTGTTTGGCTATCAGGCTAGATTCTTCTTTCTTGATTCGCATGATTCGCCCGTGGCTCATTGCTTCACCTGGCTTTAGTACTGTTGTCATTGTTCAGTCTCCATTCTCAATAGTATTGAAACGGCTTTTACAAGGCTTGAATCAATCGCCTCAAGTCCGTTTCTCGATACTAGCCATTTGCCTGTTAATTGGTCTTTGTATGTTGTAATCATAGTGCGTGCCTCAGTAGTAATTGCGGTAATTCAGATTCAACACAGCCTAAAACATCGTAATAAATATCAGGCATTTCTGAATCTAATTCTTCCAACGCTTCAGCAAACGAAGCAGCGACAATGGATTTATGTAATACAGTATTTTCGTGTGAGTATGTAATTTCATAAATCTTCATTATTGCTGTCCGTTGCTTTAGTTGATAGCTAAATATTAGTACTTTATTACTTAACTATCAAGCGTTTTTTGTTAATTGTTTATAATCTAACTGGCATAACTATAAAAGAATCATTAATCAAGCAAGCTTTACCGCCTCCCATTTTAATATCCAGATCGTTGCAATTTGCAGCGTTTATAGCGTCAATTAAGAAATGAGTCATAAAACCTATTTCAATGTCACCAGTTGAAACTACATCACATTCAGTTTCAGCGCCTTCATTTTTCAAGATCGCCGTATCTTTAGTAATATTAAATCTAACCATATCGCCGCCTATTTGAGCTGTTTTAATTGCGCTCAATAGATCACCTGAGTTGGCAGTTAAATTAATCTCAAAATCTTTAGGTATAATTCTTTGCCAATCTGGAAATTTAGCATCAACCAACCCTGTCGAAAAAATAGCGTTAGCGGCTTTAATAATTAACTGATTAGACGACACAGAAACAACGCCATCAATCTCTGGAAATTGGCGTATAGTTTCTGCAGGTATGATCACATCAGGGCCGTCATATTTGGATTCAATATAGGCCATTCTCATTCCGTCAGTTGCAACTGCATAGCCTTTCGTTAGATGAACGCCATTTAACATGATCCGCACATCTTTGACCGGCAAAGCGTGAGATATAACAGAAATGGCGTGAACTAAATCAGCACTATCAATGCCGCATGATTCTGATTTCTCTAAATCAGGTATAGGAAACGCATCATAATCCATACTTTCGAGCTTGATGCTTGTTCTACCCTGCTTAATGTTTTTATCTGTTATCTCAATTTCGCCAGATTTCATATTAGTCACGGCACGTGAAAGCTTTACAGCCTCTAACGTACATTGACCTGGCTCACCTTGAGCCTCGAATATCTCTTGATATGTGCGCACACTGTCACTAGCAGTTAGCGTGCAGCATTTACCATCAAAGCTTAGCGCCACATGGTTATAAATTGGCATCATGGCCCGACCATTTGCAATTTTAGCCGCTTTCTTTATTACACTTAAAAATGTTGATTTGTCTGTGATTATTTTCATTAGAATAACTCGTATTGTTTGATAGATGCTGATTCAAGATTGCGCACAGCTAGATTAAAATAAGACTCTTTAAGCTCCGCCCCTATAAATTTACGGCCCATTTTTAAAGACATATATCCTTCTGACCCAATACCCATAAAAGGTGACCATACTACATCATCTGGATTACTCCATAGTTGTATACATCTTTGAATAACATCAAGCTGTAGAGGGCATATATGGCGCTCGTCGTCACTGTCTCGACCTTCTCTAAAGTTCAATGTATCGGATTGGTTTACGTCCATCCATACTGGGCTTGCGTATCGCTGCCACACATCGACGCTAGTATTTTGACTTGATGATTTAACCTTCCAGCACGTTCGACCGTCATCCCATTCATGGCGCTCAAAATCAGGAGCAGGGCTATCACCTACATAATATTTAAACTCACCTGCGATATGATCGACATTAGCGCCAGGCTTGCGCATCATTATCATTGTGTCAGGTATGCCCATTCTACTCATTGAGCTGTCTTTTTTGATGGTCTTATGGAGCAGTCCAAGCGCCTTAGTTCTTTGCATTGCAATAACTGGATCTTTCCAAATAACAACTTCGGAATGAAAAATAAAACCAGCGTCTTGATATGCTTTTATTAATTCACCTCTAAAATCTCTAATACCGATAAAGCCGTCATTTTGTTTTGATGTAGGTAGATTCATACAGTGAATAGCAACAATACGGCCTGATTTCATTACCCTGAACTGCTCTTTAATTAAAAATAAATATTGCTGCCAGAACTCGTTTGAGTCTTTACTGTTGCCCATATCTCTATCGCTGTTTGAGTACGTGTATAGCGACTCAAAAGGCGGGCTAAAAACAGAAAACCCAACTGATTCGTCAGGCAATCCGCGAGCCACCTCAACAGTGTCTGCATGATAAATTGACATATCGTCATTTATTATTTGATTGATTACTTTAGCCATTTCGCTATCTCCATTATTATAGTTGGGTTATATTCTGTCTTTGTAGTTGATGCGCTGAATATCTCTTTATCCATTGCCGTTTTCATGTGATCAATCATCATTGCACCTAAATGATAATTTTGTTTATCTTTTCTTTGTATGTTCTCAATTACAGAACCTTCAGTATCTGCCGAAATTACATGGACATGAACATCGTTCTTTTGCCCGAACCTCCAGCACCTTCGAATAGCCTGGTAGTAAGATTCCCAGCTGTCCGATAAACCAACAAATATCATTTGATTGCAGTTCTGCCAATTCATGCCGAATCCAGCTATTTTAGGTTTGCTTACAAGCACGCGAACATCGCCAGATGAAAACCCTATCAATGATGATGATTTATGTTCTGGTTTATCGCTGCCTTTTACCTCTACTGCATCATTTATGAGTTTAGTTAATTTTTCTGACTCTTCATTTAAATTACACCAAACCAGTATTTGACCTTGCATAGAATTGGCAATGTCAGCGGCTTGTTGAACCCGTTCGTCTACCGAATCTTTGCGCGCTTTGTTCCTGTCTTGCAGCCCTTGAGCAGGATCAACTATTAGAGAGTCGACTGGATCAGTTTCAATAACATGAGAATGATAAACGATAGGCTTTAATTTATGTCTTGAACCATCAAAACCTAAATCAGATGGGTTTCTTATTACTACAGCCCATGAAGCCATCCACTCGAAAAACCTTGACTGGCCATGACCTTTTAAACGCCATTTTGAAGTATCAGAACCATCGTGAATAAAAAACATAGCGAGCATTTCAATCTGACTCATAATACCTAGAAATTCTGACTGCGTTCCTATCTCCATAAAATCGTTAGGGCTAGGCGTGGCTGTGCAACTTAATCGATAAGGAATTGATAATGCGAACTCTGTTATCTCTTTTCTTCGAGTTCCGTTCATGCCTTTTAATATGCTTGATTCGTCTATTACGATGCCTGAAAAATACGAGCTATCATATTTATGTAACTGCTCATAGTTTGTTATCTGAATGCCGTCAATCACCGTATCAGGATCGGCTTTAAATATAGGGATGCCGTACTTTTCACCCTCTAATATTGTCTGACTCGATACAGCGAGAGGCGCTAAAATCAATACTGGTTTTTTAGTGTGCAAATATACTTGATGCGCCCATTCCAACTGCATTATGGTTTTACCTAGACCAGTGTCAGCAAAGATAGCGGCCTTTCCTCTTTTTAATGCCCATTTAACAATCGGTATTTGATAGTCAAAAAGGTTTTTATTTAAGTCATTGCAAACAAAACCAGATTGATTCTGTCTAAATGACTTATTAGATAAAAACTCCTCATAATTCATATTCTCTTCACCCTTTATTATTAAATTAGAAAACCGATTATTAGTTATTTATTATTAAATGTAAATAGTTTTTTGTTAAAATATCTACGGATTAAATATGACCTGGCTATACTTATGACTGTAAACCAAGCACCTATCATCAAATTATCTGACATTGAAATATTAATGTCGTAAAACGGAAAAATAACAATCTGTGAAAATAACGCTACTAAATAGCCTATTGCCACATTTGTTATTGATTCAATAAATGATTGTAGTTTTGTTTGCTTCATCTCTGCGCACTCACTAGCGGTTTTTGATCTGGTTTAAGCGGGTTATCAATCACATGCGTCAACGGGTGGTCAACGCATAGCTTTTTATTCTGGCTGTCTAATCTGATTAGTGGCGCGTGGCAGTGGGGGCATGTGGTCATATATATTTGCTCACAATTATCTTAAATTCTTCAAATCCGTTTGCCACTTCTGACTTATAGCCGACTTCAGACAAATACTTTAGCCACATGGCTTGATTCTCTGAAAGTTTGCCGCCTTCTGGTTTTTTCATTTCTATGAATAGTTTTAAGCTTGGTATAAATAAATCAGGAACGCCGCTTCTAACACCCTCTGCTTTTAGCTTCATAGCTGTTAATCGGCTACGCTTGCCGCCATTTGGTATTGCAAATACCCAATGATCAGGATAGTTGGCCTCTATCCAACAAACAGACCTTACCTGCTCTTGATGTTCTATATCTTTCAAAATGGTACCTCCATATAATAATCAGGACATGCTTTATGAGTCGCTGCAAAATCTTCTGGCGGCTCTTGATTGTGCTTCATGCAAATACCCTCATTGCTGTAAGCCTCACAAGTGTGGCATATTTCAGGAAATATCTTGGCTTCATAATCAATTAATATTTGTGGTTTTTCGTGTCTAGGCATATCAAAAAATCCTGTTTGTTATTTGATAAAATTTACCTTCTTTTTTGTATTTTATAGTTTTTGGCGGTAAAGCTTTTGTCATAGCTTCAGCTATTTCCTCTAGTGACATTTCTTGGTTAATGATGGCGCATGATCTAGTTGCCATTTCTGCCAACTGGTTTAATGCTTTGTTACCCGCAAAGCCGCTATGCGTTACGCACAAATATTCTGTTATAGCGGGATCAGAAAGACCGCCGTAATACCTAACAGCTAGCATTTCTTTTCCGCTTGACTTGCTAACATGCTTTAACCATCGCCATTCATTAACGTTCATCTCTTCCGGCGCTTTGCCCATAATATCTTGGGTGTGAAGCCTTGGCTGGGTTTTCTCTTTTTCTTCAACAGGAAAAACATTCCCGCATTCGGTACACGTTTTGCATGATGCGTGAACTATCTCAAAGCAACTAGGGCAAGCTTTAACAGGTGCTTGACCTTCGCCAGGTCCTGCTTTAGTTGGCGTAATAACATTAGTGATAGGACCATGCTGTTTTACACAGCCAGCAAAATCTAATACTAGGCAATGATCAGTATGCGACTTAGGGCGCAAACCTCTGCCGGCCATCTGCACATATAGGGCTGGTGACATGGTAGGCCTTAACATGGCAATAAGATCAATATCAGGGTAATCAAATCCAGTGGTTAAAATATTGGCATTTGTTAATGCGCGTAATTCGCCAGATTTAAACCTTTTTAAAATATCTTCACGTTGCTTTTTAGTGTTCTTTCCAGTGATACATTCAGACTTTATACCTCGCCTAATCAATTCATCTTTTATATGTTCAGCATGTTCAACACCAGCACAAAAAAACAGCCATGCTTTTCTATGTTCAGCACGTTCAATTACTTCATTAACAATAGCCTGGTTTGAATCTGTATTATCTACAGCGGCTTGAAGCTCCTTTTCTATATACTCACCACCTCTTTTGTGGACTCCTTCAGTGCTCAGCTTAGCGCCTGTTAGCTTGCTTCTAAGTGGAGCTAGAAAGCCTTTATAAATCAGCTCTTCAATCGTGACAGGGTTTAAAATGTCGTCAAAAATAGCCGGTTTATCTGTGATTAATCCATGCCCCAATCTGAATGGTGTAGCCGTTAAACCTATAACCCTAAGATTTGGATTAATAGCTTTTAAATCTTCTATAAACTGACGATATCCGCCCTCGTTTTTATGATTAACCAAGTGGCATTCATCTATGATTATTAAATCAATATGGCCTACTTCTTGCGCCTTATTTCTGATCGATTGAATGCCAGCAAACGTGATTGGCTCATCTAAAACTTTCTGACCAACACTTGCAGAATAGATACCCATTGGCGCACCTTTCCAGTGCTGGCGCATCTTTTCAGCGTTTTGCTCTATTAGCTCTTTAACGTGAGTCAACATTAAAACCCTTGTTTCAGGCCAGCTTTGCAAAGCATCTTTACAAAGCGCTGCTACAATGTGGCTCTTGCCCGCTCCGGTCGGAAGCTCTAGACAGGGATTGCCTTGGTTGCCATCTTCAAACCACTTATAAAGCATTTCTATGGTTCTTGTCTGATAATCTCTAAGCATCTTTGATTATCCTTCCGTCAAATTCTTTTCTGATATAATTAACGTATTTATCGCCTTTAGCGCACTCGCTAGGGTTCGCTAATATCTCAGAGCTTCTATATCCTGATTCGCCGTTAAGAACTTCTTTTCCGTCAATGATGTATATTATTTCGCTCTCATTTTCAGCGTCTTTAGTTTTCCATGGCGTTAAATCTGGATGAATAACGTGCAAATCACACCCGTCATTCTGAAAATCAGTAGGGATAGAATCTTGATGTAACTCACAAAACCAAGTTGAATCTTCTTTAGCTGTTGAATGCGCGCAAGTTCTACAATTGACCTCTTTTGTCAGGTTTGTTTTATGGCAAAATTCGTGAGCATCACAAAACCGACATTCAAACCAAGTCAGATCTACTGAAAGCGGGGCGGGGAGTCTATTTTCTAAAGCAATTCGCTTGCCTCGCTCTATGTATTTCTCAGCTAAAGCGTGATCAAGTCTAACGCGCTCTGTGTAGATAGAGTCGTCGTTTTTACAGATCGCAAAATACAAAGCGCGGTCTATTTTTAGACCGAACATATAAACTTGCATTTGCACATAGTGAATAAATTTAGACTTCTGAACGCAATTCTTAACAACATCATCAAAGCTTTTCTTTGAGTGAGTCTTAGCCTCGAAAACATGGCGCTTCGTTGGAGCTTCTGGAACTCCGCTCTCTATAATTCCATCGATGGAGCCGCTAAAGTGACTTCCAAAATTAACACGCGCTTGACTTCCGCCTGTCGAATGTATATCTATGCCAATAGCACGCAAATCTTGAGCTATCCAGTTTTCTTCATGGTGCCCACGCCTAAATATTCTTAAAATACGGCCCTTAAATTCTGGAATGACAGCCCAGCGAAAAGAAAGCCATAGCCATCTATCGCAAGGATGGCCGATTTGTGAAACTCCAAGATGCGGTCTTGGCTTTTCCTTTCTTGATTCGTGCGCTTTATCAATCAAACCTGCTATGCTGTGTTGTGGTTCTGGTATTAGTGACATAATTACAAACCCTTATTAAAAATACCAGCTGGCAAAATTTAAATACCAGCTGGAATAATTTTTATTATTTCTTAGCCCATGGCGCAGAGCCTTTGGCTGGATTTTGTACTGGTGCGCCTTCAGGTTTTGACCCGCTTGAAACACCGCAAGATAAAGTTTTATAGCCTTTAACGTCGTTTGAGTCGCCATACTCTTCAGATTTGCGAACGGCCAACTTAATGCTTAACTGGCCGCCTATTAGTTGATCAGTATCTTGAACTGTTGTTAGTCCAATAGCACGCATAAGCTCGCCTAGTTGCTGTCGTCCGATTTCTTCAGCTTTAGGATTTGGGTTTCTAATGTTCAAATTCCCAAACACTACGCGCCCTTGGTGAGTTGGGCCTAATACATCGTATTGCACTGCAATGTATTGACCAGTACCAGCCTTAGTATCTTTAAGCTCAGCGCCTTTAATATTGACCTCATACCATCCAGCCGGTAGAGGATCATAGCTATTGTTTGATTCTGGTAATTCGTTTACGTTAATTGGCATATCTAAAAATGACATATTTATTCCCCTGTTTTTTCAATTGAAAATGATGTTCTTGCTGGTTTTGTTGTAATTGCATCTAAAAGAGGTGCAATCATTTCTTTATCTGCACTATTCCAAGCCTTGGCATTGATAGCAGGTGACCATCTAAAAAGATCACCTAAATGCTCAGATAGTCCATGCTCGTGCGCTATTTCTTGCAGTTTGTCGCTGTCAATTTTGCGCGTCATTCTTGCTGTTGTTTTAACTTTGAATTGATCTATGTCAAAAGTTTTTGAACCTTCGACATTAGAATCAACTCCCAAAGCATCAATTAAAGCGTCTTCTATATAGCGCCTGTTTTCAGATGCAGCGCGCTCTATTTCTTTTTCATTGATCCACGACTCAATGAGATTATTTATCTGGCTCATTTAGCGCCCCCTATTTTTGCAATGATCGCGCCTAAATCTGGTGACTCCCACGGATCAAGCTTTCCTGATCTGTCTTTAGCCTGCCATAATCCATCGCCTTCACACATTAGCGCCCTTTGAACAATTCCTTCAGCGTCCTTTTCCATTCTTAGCGCCAGCACTTCATCAACTAAATATGGTATTTGTTGGCCTAATTTAGCGCCGGGCATTGAAGGCGAATATAAAAGCTTGCCTGTTTCGTCTTGCTGCTTTTCGCACTTAGCGGAAAAGTAAATATTCTTACCTTGGATATCTCTAAATGCGCGCATTAGCTCAAGAACTTGAGTAGCCATTTCACCATAAGCGGCTCGACCGTCTTTATTAACGCTCTTTTCATGCGCTAAAATCACCTCGCCTATTTCGCTTATCGAATCAATAGCAATGCTTTCAAAGTCGTCACACTCCCCGCTTACGATATACTGATAAGCTTCTTTTAGATCGCTGTATGATGAAATATTGATATAAGGTATATCTTCACCCTCTAATGACAATAGACCACCCTCGGCGCTTATAATAATTGGATTAGGCAAGGTTTTAATTAGCGATGTTTTGCCTGATCCAGCCATACCATATACAACAATTTTCACACCATTTGCTTTAGCATCTGACGTGCTTCTTAACTTTATAGCCATGTTTGTTTTCTCTCGTTTAAGCAGTGGTTGGTTGATTCCGTTTACTGCATGAGTTGAATATTACATTGCTTTAGTTTAGAGTGTCAACACTGACAGTAAAGAAATTTTACAAAAGAAGGTAAAAAAGATGCTCACATTAGAAGAAATAAGAGACAAGCTAAGAGATAGAAATCTTAGCAAGGTTAGCAGGCTATCAGGAGTAGGCTACAATAATCTATATGCTATAGCTAAAGGCCATAGAAAGAACCCGACCTACAAAATATTAGAAAAGTTAAGTATTTATTTGGAGCAAAATTAAATGGCAGACCTTAGAAATATATTAGGCGGTACGTGGACGCCGCCAAAAGAAAAACAAATAGATCCACCAGAGGTACAGCTAAGAGATGCCATGATTGCCGCAGGCATTGAGCCACCCCAGTTAATACAGTTTGACGGAAAAATACATCGTTTTAGATCAGGCACCAGCGGGAAAAAAGCAGGAGATAAAACAGGCTGGTACGTAGCTTTTTCTGATGGCGTACCTGCTGGCCGCTTTGGGTGCTGGCGACTAGGTTCTGAAATAACATTTAGGGCGGATATGGGGCGAGAAATAAGCCCAGCGGAAGAAATGGCAATCGCGAGACGATTAAGCGAAGCCCGCGCAAAACGAGAAGAAGAACAAAAGAAAACACAAGCAGCCGCCATTACTTCTATAGATTCTATTTGGTCAAGTTGTGGCGCTGCTAGTCCTGATCATCCATATCTAAAAAGAAAAGGCGTCCAACCTCACGGCGCTAGGGTAACTGGCGACGGGCGTTTAATCGTTCCACTATTTAGCAAAGATGGTGAGCTGGCAAGCCTGCAATATATAGATAATGAGGGCGGAAAACTTTATCACTCAGGCGCCGCTACAAAAGGCTTATCATGGATGGTCGGATTACATGAAGATAGAGCATCTTCAGTCTATCTAGCTGAAGGTTTTGCAACCGCTGCAACTATTCACGAAGTGACAGGCAAGCCTTGTGTAGCTGCCTACACAGCATCAAACTTGGTTCCTGTCACTGAAATGCTTTTCGAGCTTTATGGTAATTCTCTCGATCTAATTATAGTCGCAGATAATGATGAAAGCGGCATAGGCCAAAAATATGCAGACCAAGCAAGTGCTAAGTTTGGAGCGCGTGTAATTATGCCACCAGAAAAAGGCGATGCCAATGATTATGCGCAAGCAGGCCATGACATTTTAGAGCTATTAATACCTAAATTAGAATCAGACTGGCTTATACCTGCTGATGATTTTTGTGCTCAACCTGCGCCTATTTCATGGCTGGTTAAAGGCTGGCTACAGCGTGATGCTCTTATAATGATTCACGGCCCTAGCGGTGGAGGTAAAACATTTTGTATCTTAGATATGGCGCTAAGAATGGCGTCAGGTTTGTCCATGTGGGCTGGACACAAAGTAAATGCAGGTGCAGTCGTTTATTTGGCTGGTGAGGGGCATCACGGATTAAGGGGGCGCATAGCAGCTTGGAAACAACACAACCAAGCAGGCAAGCTAAATATGTGGCTATCAAAGAGTGGATGCGACCTAAATCAAGCAGAAGGCTATCGAAAGACCGTTGATTCAATCAGGACTATCAAAACAAATCCGGCCATCATCATAGTTGATACGCTTCATAGATTTTTAAATGGCGACGAAAACAGCGCGCAAGACGCCAAAACTATGTTAGATGCTTGCTCAGCTCTCATGAATGAGTTTAGTTGCTCGGTTGTATTAGTCCACCATACAGGCGTTAATAACGAAGCACAACATAGGGCGCGTGGTTCTAGCGCGTGGCGTGGCGCGCTTGATATTGAAATTAGCGTTATACCTGCCGATGATGATAATCCTATGCAGATAGTACAGCGTAAATCTAAAGATGCTGAATTGTCACAAGATGTTTATGCCTATCTTGAGAGCGTAGCAATTGAAGGCTGGTTTGATGAAGATCAAGAGCAAGTGACTAGCGCCGTTCTTTCGATCACTGAAGACAAGCCAAAAGAAGCCACCAAAAAAGACTCTAAACTAGACAGTCATAAGAAAATATTTGAGCGTGCATGGTGGTCAAGCGGTGCTGAAAATCGAAACGGAATGCCTTATTTGAGCAGATCAGGATTTAAATCTTTTCTAGTTGAAATGGGGTATAAAGACGGAACTATTAAGAATCACATGAAGCCATCTTATGAGAACGGGTATCTATACAGCCTATTAAATGCCGAAATTATCGGTGATTTTGAGCATGGTTGGGTGATTTTAGATGCGGTTTGGGGAAGTGCTTTAAATCTTAGAAAGTGACCTAAAAAGTGCCCTACATTGCTTATGGTACAAATGGGTACGCGTCGCGGAGCTAGCGTATCCCTTTTTTTGTACCCTGTCAAGCATGTTTTTGTCGATCTAGGGTACAAGGTACAAAAATACCATCTTGTACCTTTTGTACCTGTTTAAGCATACAGCACATTCATTAATTGCAAAACAACAATAAAACACTTAATATAAAACAACTAACAGATAGGGATGGATGTTGTTTTATTTATTAAAATTTTTGGAGTATGTATGGATAAAAAAATTATTGACTTATCGCTATGCGGCGCGTGTGGATTTTTGGCGTTATGGTGCGTTGGCGATGTTATAGCAGATCATGAAGTTTTATTTAATCTGTTTACTGGCATTGCAAACTCTATTTTTTGTGTTATTTCGTATAACAAAGCTACTTGTGTATAACAACAGAGGAATAAAAATGAACAACGACGAAATCAAAAATATTATTGCCGAACTCAAAGCGAACGGTTTTAAGCTGAATGCGATAGAAAATCATCTTGGATTTGCTAAGGGTAAATTCAATAATTTTAAATACGATATGACCAGTTTCACTGATGCAGAAAAAGCGAGCTTGGTTAAATATCACAAAACTGCTTTGAAGTTGGCGGGGAAAATTTAGGCATCTTTACACTGTAAAGTTAGAATAATAATACCCACAAAAAACATAGGGTTATAAAAAATATGAGCCATGAAGACTTTAAGCAACAATTAGACCAACTTGAGGCGGCGCTAGATAAATCAATCCAGGGCTACGCAGATGCTATCGAAACAGCATACAAATACGGAGCGCTCGACGCGTTTTATGACAACCTAGCGAACCCACCAGCGGTATTGTGGGCTAGATCAAAACTTAAAAAAGAATTGGAGCGTAAGGAATGAGTGACTATGACAAAGAGTTTTATGGCGAGTATAACGACCAAATAAACAATCCATCACACTATCAAATCATGCCAGGAGTTGAAGTTATTCACGTTCGACGCGCATTGATGGATAAAATACCATCTGGAGCTAATTATAACGCCATAGATGAATGGAGCAGAGCTTGGGAGTACCTGACTAGAGCTTGGAGCAAAAACGGCTTAGAAGACTTTAAAAAGGCTCAGGTGTATTTGGGCTGGTTGATTGAGCGCTTAGAATCGGAAGATAAAAATAATTAACAAAAACACCTTTACAGGTTAATAATAAAATACTAATCTTAGCTTTCTAACTAAAAACAAGGGGAAACAAAATGATCTATGAAATATTAGCACTAGCGGTTGTTTGTTTGGCTTTCGGAGTATGGGCGCAATGAACATCAAACTAGAAGACCTAACACTAAAGCAACTAACAAGCGTCGAAGAGTGTATTTACAATTCTGACTACGTGTTCACAGATGACCAGTTCAGAGCGTTCATAGATCAACAGCTTGAGTTCGGACTCGATCCAATCGAGCTAGAACTGCAAGAAGAGGTTGTTTATATTTACGATACGATTTACTACTTTGAGGATTTGATAGCAAAGGGTGAGTATGAGCAAAACTAACAAAGAATATCAGGATTACCGTTCAATCTGGCGCAATAAACCCGCGCCAGTTATTGAGGCTGAAATACACGTAATAGAGGTTTGGGCGCACGAGATCGATAAATATTTGCATCGTGAGGCGCTAAAGTCGGAACAAAAACTAGAAATATTGAACGGGTTGCTAGGAGAACGATAATGGAACAATTTAAACTAACATACGTTATGAACGATAAGCCGCGTCAGTATTTAACGCGTGCTGATGACGGTTTTCAAGCAGAACAGAAGTTTTTAACTTGGGCTAATATGCTTGATTTGCCAGTTCGAGTAGTCAGCGTTGAAAGGATTTCAATATGACAACGCTACACAGCATCAACCAAGGCACACAAAAAGCAATCATTGAGAAGTTCAATCAACTGGTCGAAGTAAGCTATGCAAATTTACACGGTCACGTCATGCTGATAGATTCAATCGAACATTACGAGCAAAACGGACTTGATGCACGCCATGTACTAAAGCTGCTGAATGATCACATAGCAACTACGCATTAATTGTATTCTTGTCAATAACAAATTAAACTAAGCGCATACGAAACCATTTAAGGTCTTTGCTATGCGCTTTCTTATTTTTATACCTCTCCTATTCTTGTTTTTGCTTGCCCCTATTTTGGCGTTTGCCACTGATATTGTATTAACATGGGACACACCGACGCATAGAGAAGACGGCTCTCAGATAGAGCAGATTGACCACTTTAATTTATACACGTCTATCAACAACACAGCGCAACCCATTACGCAACTAGATGGCGCTGCTACAACTTATCAACTCGACAATGCAGAGCCCGGAAACTACACTTTCAATATTAGCACTGTTGAGTTTGGGCAAGAGGGTGCGCAATCAGAGCCTGTTAGCATCAACATAAACGAGAAGATCATATCTAGAATTGGCAAGGTTAAGATAACTATTGAGGCCGTTGAATAATGGCTTACGTTGTAAATACAAAAACCACTGCTGGCACTGGCGGAAGCGTCACTGTAAACCTACCCGCACATCTCGATGATGATGTGGTGTTTATATTTGTTAGTGGACTTAACGGCACTGGAATAACTGCGCCTGCCGGTTGGGAATCTATCGGCACACTTAGTAACTCAGGAAGCGCACGAAATGCGTGTTTCTATCAGCGCGCAGTTACTGCTCCATTATCCGCACCTACAGTAACATCTTCTAACGGTTCTTTTAAGCTAGGCGCCGTATCTATTGTTGTAAGGGGTGCTGACGTATCTACCACAACATCTGCTTTTGATGCCTTTGCAGAAGGCACAACAGGAGGAGCTTTATCTGTAACTAGCTCAGCCTTAACACTTGCGGATTCTAATGAATTAATCTTATTAGTAACAACGGGCGAACGATCAGCCGAAGACCCTTTCTTTGCCGCTGGTGACTGCATAGATTTAGAATATATTAACGACACTGTCAGCGCGCATTTTATACTTGGAGCCGGTTATACATATAGCCAGACATCACCAAGCCCTCAATACACCTCATATACAGCAGATGATGCAAGCAGCGGTATGGGTATATTTGCTATTGGCGTGATTGATAATGGAAATGGTCACGTAGCTGGATACTCAAAGCAGGGAACAGCAGCGGATTTAATATACTTCAATATAGCTAGCCATGCTGACGCGATAACTGGTCAAGTAGATGTAACAGATGTATCGTTCACGCCACAAATCAGTAGTGTTACAAGCGCAGAGAGCAGTGTCACACAAACAACTATAAACGACAGCTTCACTGGTGAGGGTGCTGTACATAAACTATTCCCAAACCCTATTGGCGTTGCTTTGCAGTCTAACAGCTCGGAGACAGGCAATCTGCTAATGAGAGGAATAACGCTTACAAGCACAATAGACTTGTCAAACTCAAGACTGTCTATGTCAGCAGCGGCAGACTCTATAAACGTCGCATCTCTGGATGATCTTGGCAGACTGATAGGCTTTGGCGACGCAACTAATGCTAGTATGTTCTTGTATGACGGTAAGGATGCGGCAGTAAAATCTACGTTAGGAATTCAAACATACGTTATAGACACAGCAGCTACAGGCTACGAAATAGACACCTTTGGTGGTGGTTCACTAAATTGGGCGGCTGTTAAGCATATAATTCATGGCGTAATGCCATCAAGTTATAGCGGTTATTATTTCTACACCGGGCCATTATATAAATTATCAGCAATGACTATGTTGGGAGGTAGTAGTACCTTACCATGCACATTTGATGATTGCGCAAAAGCCGCTATAGGTGGAGCATTAAATACAGTAACAAATCAGTCAGGACAAACAAAAGGGCAGTTTTATTCGCTTCAAGATATAACTATTGGTGATGGAACTAATAGCATCTATTGGAAGTCTCAGTATCAAGCCATCGAGTTTCCTCAAGCTTACAATTACTCACGAGGCATAGTTCAGGCGCAAACTGACGCATCATCAACCACGTTAAAAATATTAGCGTCTGCTAGCTGCACAATGGATTTTGATGTAACCACTATTGACATGGGCAACTATCATAATTTTACTGTGGATGCCTCTTCTAGTTCTTCTGCTACATACAGTTTTGAGAGTTGTATTATTCTGAACGCTACACCAACCTTACAATCTGTTGGATTAGATAAATATAGTGGGATGTCTTTAATAGGCTGTAAAGAATTAACAATCAACGGCTTTGACAATAAGGCAACTAAAACACTTGGAAGTGTAACGGTCTCAAATTGTGTAGATAGTTATGCAGTCACTGTGACGAGCGAGGATGAGTTCGGAGCACTCACTGACTGTATATTTAAAAATAATGCCACAGCCATATTAATAACAGGCAATCAAACCGGCTCTTGGTCAGACCCAAATTTAACCGTTAGTGGCAACACTTACGATATTGAGTACTCAGGAACAACAGACTTTAGCATTCAGTCTGCAAACGTTTTGACGGTTAATAATTCAAGCACTGGTACACTAACAACAGTTACCCCTACTTTTGACTTGACTGTAAATTCTAGCCAAACAGGCAGTACTATTAATGTGTTTACTACTTCGACTCAAACTGTATTAGACACTGAAGCTTCAGCTAGTCAGCTCGTTTACACTCACTCAAGCGAAACGGTTGACATAACTGTACTAAAAGACGGCTATATTCCTTACAGACAGACAGGTTTAGCCTTGTCTGGTACGGTCACGATTGACGTGCAGCTAGTTAAATCAAGAGAATATAATTCTAGCCATGGATTAACTTATACGACAGATGCAAGCTGGTCACGTTCTTTGAACCAACTAACTGTTCCTACATGGGGAGTTACTGGCCAGAATGTCTTCAGCTTGATTCTTGAGTCATTTAGAACTCAGTCAACACTTGCCAATACAGCCTTTAATTTAGAGATGGATGGTGCTAGTTCACTGTTTTTAACTAATGGAGCTGAAGGCGCTAGTGATGCAAGTATAGAAAATTTAATCGAGTGTGGTACTGCCTATTTAGATAGCTCAGGTGTAACTACTGCTTCATGGGTAGCAGTTAAGTCGGTAGGCAATGCAAGCGGTTTTACTGGCGAATATCAGCAAGTAGACGGAAGTGGAACAACAGATGCCAGAGCAACTGGCATATTTAACGAAGCCATAAAAATGTATGGCGATGTTAGTCACGGTAATTTTGATTATAGGGGGCACTTGGTACTTAAATACCAAGTAAATACGTATAGAGAAGCTAGAGTAGATGTCATAGATAGTTATGGCCTGTCTACACTGTCACCAACTTTATATATTGTTGCGCTTGAGCCTGTAGCAATAGATATTACGGCGGGTGATCCAGCAATAAGTATTACTATAGTTGATCATACCGGCGCACCTTTAGTTGTTGGCGGTAAGTCTTTTGATTTTGAAATACAAGACAATGGCGCAAATAGTGCAGAAGATATTCTAAGAGAGTTAAATTATAACTTATCACTAGATGCGACTTATCAAGGGCGCGACCCGTTCAACTGGCCCGAATTGGTTTTGCAGTCTGGCACAACATACGAAACAATTAGAGGTGTTGTCGAGGGCTTATCTGGTGAGCATGGCGTATATGTTAGCCGTAGCGCCGCAGATCACCCTGACTTTGTAAGGCATCAATCAAACGACGGAACATACTACGTTAAGCCAGTGTTAGCGAATGGCTCTATATCTGGCATCACAGCCGGTTCAAGATTGCGTATCTACAATGAGACAACAGCAACAGAAACAGTAAACGCAATCAACGCGACCACTAGCTATTCTATAAACTATACAGAAGGCACAACATACACAGCCGGTGATGTAATATCTATTTATTTGACATACCAGAGCGGAACAAGTGCAAAGCTTGGATTTAGTACTTCAGCTATAGCGTCAAGCATAGGCTGGTCAGCTATCGCTAGTCAACTAGATGATGATGTATATAACACAAACGCTATAGACGGATCAACGCTGACAAAATTCACAGCGGATTATGTAAACGATGAGATTGATTTAACAACGGCGACAAACTTTACCGGCCCAGAAGTCTATGCGTTTTATGTTTTTGCAATCACTAGCGCTGATGGCATTCGCAATTCATTTGGCGGATTTACCGCGCTAGATTCTGGAAATTATCGGAATAATGTTAGTGTTGTTAGCATGAAGCTGGATAACACAACAACTACTGAAGTGTGGCAAACGGACACGTCAAGAATATTTAGAACAGACAGCGCAAGACCTGTCAGAAATCCAACAAGCGGCGGGGGCGGGATCGACGTAAACTGGCAAAACGTAGTTTATGTTGTAACAGCAGGTAGCGGGTTAACGGCAGGTCAAGCGGCAGAACTAACAGCAGCGGCACAAGCTTCGACAGTCAACACTAAAATAGGCACGCCAGCGGTAACGGTTAGTGATGATATTGCTGCAATATCGGCAGGTGGTGACGCTACGCAAGCAAAACAAGATATTATCATCGCTGATTTGGCGGTAGTAGATGCTATTGTGGATTCAATTCTAGAAGATACAAGCACAACAATACCCGCACAAATAGCAGGGTTAATTGCACCTGATAATGCAAGCATAACAGCCATAAAAGCAAAAACAGACTCTTTGACATTCACTAAAGCGAATGAATTAGACTCGAACATACAAAGCGTAAATGACGTAACGGTTCAAGGCACTGGCTCAACCGGCGATGAGTGGGGGCCGTAGGTGGCTAGCTCGTGGGGGTTAAGTTGGTACAATTCATGGGCTAATAGTTGGGGCGTCTTAACACCTGACGTCATTACTGTAGGCAATGGTATATATGTAGATGGCGTATTTGGTAGCGGTTTCTTTTTAGATAAAGATTTTGATAATGGCGTATTTCTAAATAAAAGCTTTGGCCTTGCATCTTCTATTACGTCATGCTTTTCGCTAGGCGCATCAATTAGTGGTTGCTTTTCTGTAGGCGCATTTAAATCTTTAGTCTTTGGGAGTTGCGAAGTCGTAGCGGCTACGTTTTCCCAAAGTTTGCTCAAAACTAAAACAACGGCTTATAATGTAACAAATAGTAGCGTTTTCGGCTCATCGGTAACAAAAAACGCGTCTTTCGGTAGCGGAGTATCAAAAAATGAGCAATATTAATAAAGGCGAAATCGGGCAAGCGTTACGTATAAATCTAGGTGAAGATATAAGTGCTGCAACTTGCGTTATTATCTGCGAGCCTGAAATCGGAACAGCGAAAGAGTTTGCGGCCATAGTGCCAGCTACGGCAGTCATCGTAAATGGTGAAACACTTAACGCTAATGAGTATGCAGAATATACAACAACCAGCGCCGAAGATTTAGATTATGTCGGAAGATGGCGAATGAAGCTAAAAGCTACATTTTCAGCAAGCGATATTAGACAAACAAACTATTCAAAATTTAGAGTTTTGAGTTAAGCCCCGACAAGGCAAACGATGTGCAACCCCGTAAAAGGAGGTGATCATCTCGCGGCTATGATGCGAAAGATTAGCAAGCCTAGAACGCTGGGAAGCGCCACGGGCTAACTTATTTAAGGAGTATAAACATGCCTAAGCATATAAAGATAAACGCTTCTCATGCAGCAAAGACTAGAGAGAAGATACAAACAACACAGTTAATAAATGTATTAACTAAGCACGCGCTAGAAGATTCAGATTTGAGCGCTACAAGGATTAAAGCAATTGAGATATTGTTAAGAAAGACGCTACCAGACTTGAAGCAGGTTGAAGTAACTGGAGAAGATGGCGGAGCTGTTAGAGTGGATAATAAATTTACTATTGAAATAGTTAAGTCTGTTTAATGCCGCGCTTGCAGATACCAGAAAAGCTAGAACCGCTATTAAGACCTAAGAAATTTAAGGTTATTTACGGTGGCCGTGGTAGCGGTAAGTCAATGACAGTAGCAGATTTACTGCTATTAAAATGCAAGACAGAAGGCGCAAGAATAAGCGGTATGCGTGAACATATGAACTCAATTGATGACTCTGTTCACGCGCTGTTTGAGGATGAGATAAATAGATTAGAGCTAGAAGGTTTTGAGGTGTTGCGTTCGGATATTACAAGCGACACAGGAGGCTCGATTAGATACAAAGGCTTAGCTAGAAACCCTGAATCGGTAAAGTCGATGCATGGATTCGATATATTTTGGGTGGAAGAAGCAGCTACATTATCAAAGCGCTCACTTGATTTGTTGATACCGACATTGAGATCCGAATCATCTGAGCTATGGCTAACATTCAATCCCATGTCGAGCGCTGACCCGATTTATCAGGAATTTATAAAGCCATTTGAAAACGAACTGACAGAAAAAGGATATTATGAAGATGATCTACACATGATCATCAAGACGAATTATACAGACAATCCATTTTTTCCTAGCAACCTGGAACAGCTTAGATTAAAGCACAAAGAGACTAAATCGAGAGCGGAGTACAATCACATCTGGCTAGGCGAAACAAATGACAGCGTAGAAAATAGCATCATTAAGCTTGAATGGTTTGAAGCGGCTGTTGATGCGCATAAACTGCCTAGGCTCGCTAAAGTGTTTGAGCCAAGAGGCGCGGTTGTTGCTGCTCACGACCCTAGCGACACCGGAACAGATGCCAAGGGCTACGCATTACGTCACGCGTCGATATTTAAGAAGGTTCAAGCTAAAGACACAGGCGAGATAGACGAAGGTTGTGATTGGGCTACGGGTAAATCAATACAGGATAATGCTGATTGGTTTGTGTGGGATGGTGATGGAATGGGAGCAGGTTTAAAACGTCAAGTTTCTGATGCTTTTAACGGCAAGAAAATACAGCATCACATGTTTAGAGGCTCGCTTTCTGGATCAGGTCAAGATAATGCAAATGCTGTATTTCAGCAGATTGATGTAACAGACACTAACACTAAGACTTACGCGCAAACATTTAAGAATAACCGCGCACAATATTACATGAGACTAGCAAAGCGGTTTTATAACACTTATCGATGTGTCGAAAATGGCGAATATGTAGACCCTGAAGAAATGATAAGCATTGATTCTGAAGGCGTGGAAGATATGGATAGACTAAAAGCTGAATTATGTCGCATACCATTGAAGCCGAACAATAATGGCCTTTATCAGATTATGACAAAGCTCGAAATGAAAAATTTACAAATCAATTCGCCAAACATGGCCGATAGTATGATGATGGCGCTATATACGCCGCCAATAGTAAATACACAATCAATAGACTTCGCCTCGGAGTGGTAGCAATGAAAGAAGATAAAGACAAAATGCACAGGCTTGCGCTGCAACGTTTTGAGCAAGTAGAGACTAAAGAAAAAGACCAGCGCACGCTTGCTGTTGAGGATTTGCGATTTGCTCAATCTGAGGATGGTCAGTGGGATGATGATGCTATTGAAAAGCGCAAAGGCAGGCCACGCTACACTATTAACCGCATTGCCGGCGCTATTGATCAGCTAATAGGCGACCAACGACAAAACAGAACATCTATCAAAATCCGTCCTGTATCTGGCGGCGCGTCGGAAGATGTAGCGGAAGTAATGAGCGGGTTAATACGTAATATCGAAGTCTATAGCAAAGCTGCTAATGCTTACGATAATGCGTTCGATGAAGTTGTAAACGGTGGTTACGGCGGATGGCGCGTATTGTCGCAATTTAACGACGATGATGCTTTTGAGCAAGACTTGGTTATCAAGCCGATTCTAGGTGCTACTACTTCTTTATGGTTCGATCCAGCCGCTAAAGAATATGATAAGCGAGACGCTAATTGGGCTTTTCTAACTGTTGAAATGACAAAAGAAGAACACGAGGCGCGTTTTCCTGATAAGCCTTTAGTTAATTTTGACACTCACGAGAACCGCTCAGCTTGTCAATCTTGGGTTAGTGAAGATACTGTAAGAGTCGCTGAATATTGGGTTAAAACTCCAATGATGCGCGAAATCGCTAAATTATCTGACGGCCGCGTAATTGATATAAAAGAAGATGGCGCGGCACTTGATGAGCTGGCAGCGCAAGGCGTGACGGTTGTTAAAACTCGCAAGGTTAAGAGCCACAAGGTTGAAATGTATTTAATGAACGGCAGCGGCTTCTTAGATGGGCCTAAACCTTGGGCGGGAAAGTATATTCCTTTAGTGCCTGTTTATGGTCGTCAATCGTTTATTAACGGAAAAGAGTACACTCGCGGCTTGGTTAGATTCGCGAAGGATGCGAACAGAATTTACAACTATGCGACAAGCTCAGCGATTGAGGCAACAGCATTAGCACCTAAAGACCCGATTTGGTACACACCTACACAGGTGGCAGGCCACGAGAACAAATACCGCAACTTTAACACGCAAAACAGCCCGTTCATGCCGTACAATCCAGACCCATCAACAGGCGGCGCACCACCACAACGAGGGGGCGCACCAGCGGTACAGTCTGCAATACTTCAGCAGATTAACCAAGCGAGTATGGATTTATATCATGTGACGGGTATGCAACCGCCTTCATTCGCGGCTAATCCTGAGCTGAAATCAGGCAAGGCTATCCAAGCACAAGAACGCCTTGGTGATCGAGGTCAATTTATCTTCACGGATAACCAGACTAAATCCATCGAGTACACAGCAGAAATGTTAATTGATCTAATACCACGCACTTACGACACAGAGCGTCAAGTCAGGGTAATGATGCAGGATGGTGAAACGGAATTAGTCACAATTAATCAGGAAATCATCGACGATCAAACAGGCCAGCCGATTATCGTTAATGATTTAACATCTGGCAAATATGACATCATTGCTGAAACAGGCCCAGCGTTCGCATCACAACGCCAAGAATCAGCGCAACAGATACTTGAGCTAATTGCAACAAGCCCGATGTTTGAAAGCTTAGCTATGGATTTAGTCGCTAAAGACTTGCCAATACTTGAATCTAAAGAGCTAACTAAACGAGTTAGACGTGTAATGATCAAGCAGGGCATTGTTGAGCCTAGCGATGAAGAGATTAAAGAATTAGGACTTGATCAGCCACAAGCGCCAGATCCTCAGCAGCAAGCAATCACTGAGAATATTCAGATTCAGACTGAGAAGCTAATTAGTGATATTAATAACAAGGATGCTGATACAACATCTAAACTCTTGAAAGCCCAACAGTCAACAATTGATACCTACAAAACATTGATTGAAGCGTTGGAGAAAAAAGCAGCTATGGGCGCTAGTATTACGCCACAAGATCGAAGTGTTGTTATAAAACAACTTGATATTATGCGAGAAGGCCAACAAGAAATAGACGACGGTCCGAACTCTGAAGAGGCACAAGACTTAGCGCGAATGATGCAGGCACAGCAAGGCCAAGGCGTACCAGGTGAACCAAGCGGCGCTACTCGGCGGCCAACAGTAGAGCAACCAAGCACGCAAGCAGGACAAAATATTGAAAGTCAATAGCTTTCGATATACAATCTATACATTGTAAAGATTTACGCATACGAGAAGCGCATTCTCGGCTGACTACCTTTTTAAGGGCGATAAAATGAGTGAACAAGAAAACGCTGCACAAGTTGAGGAAGCTACCTATGATCTCGAAGAGGCCATAGAGAATGAAATCAACGAAACATCGGAATCAGCACCCGAAGAGGATACGCAAGAGGAACCGACAGAAGAGGCCGAAAAGCCAGAAACTGACGCATTTCAAAAGCGTGTCAACAAGCTAACGAAAGAGAAATACGATGCAAAGCGAGAAGCTGAAGAGCTTCGAAAGCGGCTAGAAGAGTTAGAATCAAAGCCCAAAGCAGAGGCCAAAAAGCCAACGCTTGAAGATTTTGATTATGACGATTCGAGTTATCAAGATGCGCTTATAGAGTACAGAGTACAGAAAGCAATTCAAGATAAAGAAGCTGCACAGGCCACAGCTAAACAGCAAGCTCAAGCACAAGAGGCGCAAGCCGCTTTTAATGAGCGAGTTGAAAAGCTTAATAAGCCTGACTTTTGGGATGCTGCGAACTCAATACCAACATTAGATCCTAGCGTAGCTCAGGCACTAACATTGGCAGATGAGGGGGCGGAGTTAATTTACCACCTTGGCACACATTTAGATCAAGCTGATAAATTAGCAAGCATGGCACCAACCCAAGCGCTTTTATACATCGGTAAACTTTCGGCTAGTTTGAACAAAAAACCAGATATTAAACTTAGTGCAGCGCCTGACCCTATCGAGCCAATTAATTCTGGAGGCTCTTTGTCAAAAGATCGAGGGCCAGACGGGGCAGTTTTTGAATAATTAAGGAGTCCTTAAAATGGCTAACGATTTCGATAGTAACGTCACCCGCAAACTAGCGCGTGTCTTTTTAGAAAAGTTTGAATCAAACCGCGTTTTATCTAAAAACGTAAACACTCAACTGTTGTCTAATGCGTTTGACCCTTCAACGGGTGACACTGTAGACTTTAAACGCCCTACTGACTACAAATCCAGTCGAACTACTGACGGTGATGTATCAGCAGGAACAGCTCAATCTATTATCACTGGTAAAGCGTCTGGTACAGTTCAAGACTACTTCACAGTAGAACTAGATTGGAAAGAAGCAGATCAAGCGCTCAAGATGGATCAGCTAGACGAGCTTATCGCTCCGGCGGCTAACCGTATCATCACAGATATGGAAGTTGATTTTGCTAGCTTTATGCGCAAGAACAACGGCTTGCTTGCAGGTACTTATGGCACAGCGGTAACTACTTGGGATGATGTGGCGGCGGCAGGCGCGGTAATGGCATCTAGCGGTATTCCTTCTGACCAACCTTGGTGCTACGCGGTCAACCCGTATACGCAAACTAGCCTAGCTTCAAACCAACGATCTCTAGGCGCTGGCGGTAGTGCTGGCGGCTTGATTTCAGAAGCTCATCGCAAGGCTATCATTTCTGACAATTTCGCAGGAATGAAAGTCATGACGGCAACAACGCTATCAAGCGTTACTTCTGGCGCTGGCGCAGATCGTGTTGGTGCATTGGCGGCTAACCCTGATGTTACTTATGTGACAGCTAAAGACACTATGACACAATCATTAAGTGTTTCAGGCTTCCAAGCTAACTTGCCAATAAAAGCTGGTGAAGTGATTCAGATCACAGGTCGTAACCGTTTGAACCTAAGCACTAGACAACCTATCGTCAATGCTTCAGGCGCAAACGTAGTGTTTACGGCAACTGTCAAGTCTGACGTTACTTTGAGCGGTACTGGTACAGGCACAATCGTTATTAGCGGCCCAGCTATCTATGAGGCAACCGGCGCTTATAACACTGTTGATTCGGCGCCTGTGTCTGGTGATGTTGTAACGCTGTTAGGCGCTGCTTCAACAATCTACCAGCCTAACCTGTTCTGGCACAAGCAAGCGTTCGGCATCGGTTCGGTTCCTATCGATAAGCTTTACAGTACAGATACTTTAGGCACAACTAAAGACGGCTTGCAGATTCGTGTTTCAAAAGGCGCGTCAATCCGTGAGAATAAGCAGATTGTTCGTTTCGACTTGCGCCCCGCTTATAGTGTGCTTAATCCTTTCTTTGCTGGTCAAGGCTGGGGTTAATACTCAGGGGCTTCGGCCCCTTATTTTTTCAGGTGATCTATGATTGAATGGACTAAACCAAACGGCTCAAAAATTACAACTAATGAAGAAAAAGCGAGTATAATCGAGGCTGAAAAGCTAGGTTGGAAGCGATCAAACGAGGTCAAGCAGAATGACAACAGCACTACAGATCGTAAACGCAGCGGCGGAAAAAATAGGCGTTAAGACTGCCGAAATTGCGCTTGAGGCTTCTGATTATCAAGTCATCTTCGATGAAATGAATGACATGCTCAGCGAGTGGGCTGATTCTAATATAACACCTGCTTTCACTGATGTTTTGCTAAGCACTGATACAGTTAATATCGAACGAGACGCCGTCGGCGCTGTAAAAAACAATCTAGCAATTAGAGTTGCGCCTATCTTTGGTCGTCAAATCACGCCATCTTTAGCAGCTATTGCATTACAGACTTATAACAGATTGTTAGCTTCGACTGTCTACATTGGTGATGTTGCATATCCTGATACTTTGCCAACCGGATCAGGTAACGATTGCTACACAGAAGATAATCGTTTTTACACTCCAAACAAAAGCGAGAACTTCTGATGCCTCGCGTCCAACTGCCAATAGGTTTTACTTTCTATCAATCCGACAGTTTGCCGTTTTCTGCTCAGCGTTGTGTTAATTGGGTTCCTACTGTTGGTGAAGCCGCCGGTTTAACAGACAGATATTTAGCTCAACCCTTGGGCTTAAAGTCGTTAGTCGATTCAGGTCTAGGCGCTAATCGTGGCGGCTTAGCTATGGCTGGTATCCCTTATTTCGTCAATGGCACAAGCTTAATAAGCGTATCATCTTCAAGCGTAGTAACTAATCACGGAACTATTGTAGGCTCAGGCCGCGTATCAATGGCAACAAACGGGCGCTATCTTGTTATAGTTGTGCCCGGCTCAACTTGCTGCGCTTATGACAATGTGGACGACACGCTACTGCCTATAACTGACGTTGATTTTAGATTAGCGTCTAGTGTTGTTTATAAAGATGGCTATTTCGTGTTTTCAGCGTATGACGGAACGGT